AGCTCAGGGTAATTTATCTCAAGCAAGAAAGATGGCTGGGTATGCAGAGACTGTCGCAACCTCAGCTATTGTAAATTCTTTGCAGGATGAAATTGCAGATCTTACTAAACGATTTATTGCAGCGAGTGCAACTAAAGCTGCTTACTCTATGAAACAAATTATGGATAGCCCAACTGATTTGGGTAACAAAGAAAAAATGGCAGCAGCTAAAGATGTATTAGATCGTAGTGGATTTAAAGCATCAGATAAAGTAGAAGTAACTGCAGCAAGCCCTTTGTTTATTTTACCACCTAAAAATGAAGAAGATTGATAAAGTTTGGACATTACCTGCTCCAAAGCCAAACGAAAAGTTTGAGTGGAGAAAAGTTGTAAGGGTAGGTAGATTAGTTCCATTTGGCTATAGACAAGACCCTGATGATTGTGATATACTATTACCTATCCCAGAAGAGTTAGATCTCTTAGAGGAAGGTAAGAAATACCTAAAACAATATAGCTACAGAGATGTAGCTGCTTGGTTAAGTGAAGAATCAGGTAGGTATATATCTCACGTAGGTTTAATGAAGAGAGTTCAAATTGAACGAAAACGTCAGAGAGAAGCTGCAAACCAACGCCAGCTTGCTGAAAAATACAAAAAAGCCCTCGAAAAGGCGAAGAAGCTCGAAGAAGAAAGACTCGGTGGAAAAGAAACCAGAGCCTATTCAGGTTGAGCAAGCAGAAGAATTTAATACTAGAGAAGTTATATTTGAACCTAACCCCGGTCCACAAACAGAGTTCTTAGCTTCTACTGAACAGGAAGTATTATATGGTGGATCAGCAGGTGGTGGTAAATCGTACAGTCTGGTTGCTGACCCTGTACGTTATTTAAATAACCCTAATGCTAGAATGCTTTTAGTACGTAGAAGCACTGAAGAACTAAGAGAACTTATCTCTGTATCTAAACAATTATATCCCAAAGCAATTCCCGGTATTAAGTTTATGGAAAGAGATAAGACTTGGGTAGCTCCGAGTGGAGCAACACTCTGGATGTCTTACTTAGATCGTGACGATGATGTTATGAGGTATCAAGGTCAGGCATTCAACTGGATCGGTTTTGACGAATTAACGCAATGGCCTACACCCTATCCTTGGAATTATATGAGGTCACGACTTCGGACAACCAAAGCCAGTGGACTACCCTTATACATGAGGGCAACAAGCAACCCCGGAGGTCCGGGTCATCAATGGGTAAAGAAGACATTCATTGACCCTAATACTCCTAATAAAACTTTTTGGGCTACGGATACAGACAGCGGTGAAATTATATGCTGGCCTAAAGGTCATAGTAAAGAAGGTCAACCCTTATTTAGACGTAGGTTTATCCCTGCTACCCTATTCGATAATCCTTATTTAGCAGAAGATGGTATGTATGAAGCTAATCTTTTGTCGTTACCTGAGCATCAACGTAGGCAATTGCTAGAGGGTGATTGGGATATTAATGAAGGGGCAGCATTCCCAGAGTTTAATCGTAAAGAACATGTAATAGAACCCTATGATATACCTAACAGTTGGGCTAAGTTTAGAGCTTGTGACTATGGTTATGGTTCTCATACAGGAGTTGTTTGGATTGCAGTAACTCCAGCAGAACAATTAGTTGTATATAGAGAAATGTACGTATCTAAGGTTACTGCAACAGACTTAGCGGATATGATACTAGAAGCAGAAGATGGTGAAAAAATACGCTATGGTGTTTTGGATTCTAGTTTATGGCATAATCGTGGTGATACTGGGCCATCATTGGCTGAACAGATGATTATGAAAGGTTGCCGTTGGCGTCCTTCAGATAGGTCCAAAGGCTCTCGTGTAGCAGGTAAAAATGAATTACATAGAAGATTACAAATTGATGAATTTACAGAAGAACCTAGATTGGTATTTTTTAACAATTGTACTAATACCATTTCTCAGTTACCTGCCTTACCTTTGGATAAAAATAATCCAGAAGATGTAGACACGAATGCAGAAGATCACTTATACGATGCTCTAAGATATGGTGTAATGACCAGACCACGCAGCAACCTATTTGACTTTGATGCAAATAATCATCGTACAGGGTTTCAAGTTTCAGACGCAAAATTTGGATATTAAGGATAGAATATGGAAGAAGAATTTGAAGATATGATGATGGACATGGAGGAAACTTCATCCATTGAAGATGTAAAAGAAGAAGACTATTCCGATCCAGCAACAGGACAGATTGTTCAGTTTGTTAAAGAAAAATATTCTAAAGCAGAAACTGCACGAGAACTTGATGAGCAACGTTGGATTCAAGCCTATCGTAACTATCGTGGTATCTATGGCCCTGATGTTCAGTTTACTTCTACAGAAAAATCACAAGTCTTTGTTAAAGTAACTAAAACAAAAGTACTAGCTGCATACGGTCAGATTGCTGAAGTACTTTTTGGTGGAAATAAATTTCCTATTACTATTGACCCCACTATTCTTCCAGATGGTGTAGAAGAAACAGTAAGTTTTGAAACCAATGCAGATCAACGTAAAGCTAATGAAGATTTACCTGACTTACTTCCCGGTGAAACATACGAAGATTTTAGGGATCGTCTTTCTGGTATGAAAGAAAATTTAGATCCAGTTATGGATTACCTACAACCCGGACCTGCTAAAACTCCTACATCTCCGCAGTTTCATCCTGCTGAAGTTGCAGCAAAGAAAATGGAAAAGAAAATACATGATCAACTAGAAGAGTCTCATGCAAAGAAACATCTTCGTGCTGCAGCTTTTGAAGCAGCATTGTTTGGTACTGGTATTATGAAAGGTCCATTTGCTATAGATAAAGAGTATGCTAACTGGGATGAAGAGGGTAATTACTCTCCTATGTTTAAAACTATTCCACAAACTAGTTCTGTATCTATATGGAATTTTTATCCAGACCCAGATGCCGCTACTATGGAAGAAGCAGAGTATATTATAGAACGTCACAAAATGTCACGTTCACAATTACGTAGCTTAAAAAATCGTCCATACTTCCGTGAAAATGCAATTGATAATTCATTGCGTCTTGGTGAGTCCTACAACAAAGAGTGGTGGGAACATGTAATGGAAGATAACTCAGAGCAAGATCAAGCGCAACGTTTTGAAGTTTTAGAGTTTTGGGGTTTTGTAGATACTGAATTACTAATTGAACAGGATATTGATATTCCTGAAGACTTAAAAGATGCAGAACAGTTAAGCGTAAATGCTTGGATCTGTAATGGACAAGTACTACGTTTAGTAATGAATCCATTTACCCCTGCGTATATTCCATACTTTGCAGCACCCTATGAGATGAACCCCTATAGTATTTTTGGTGTAGGTATTGCGGAAAACATGGATGATACACAAACCCTTATGAATGGGTTTATGCGTATGGCAGTAGATAATGCTGCATTGTCAGGTAATTTACTTATTGAAATTGATGAAACTAATCTAGTACCGGGGCAGGACTTGTCTGTGTACCCCGGAAAAGTGTTCCGCAGACAAGGTGGAGCACCCGGACAAGCCATTTTTGGTACTAAGTTTCCTAACGTATCTAATGAAAACATGCAGATGTTTGACAAGGCAAGGGTATTATCTGATGAGTCAACTGGCTTCCCATCTTTCGCACATGGTCAGACAGGCGTTACTGGAGTGGGTCGTACCGCTTCTGGTATCTCTATGCTTATGTCTGCTGCCAACGGCTCTATCCGTAACGTAGTTAAAAATATAGACGATTACCTACTAGCACCATTAGGTAAAGCTTTCTTTAATTTTAATATGCAGTTTAACTTTGAGTCAGATATTAAAGGTGATCTTGAAGTAAAAGCTCGTGGTACTGAAAGTCTTATGGCTAATGAAGTTCGTAGTCAACGTTTACTACAGTTTTTGCAAGTTGTACAAAATCCTGCATTAGCACCATTTGCACGTATGGATTATATTGTACGTGAGATTGCTAAGTCTATGGATCTTGATCCTGACAAAGTAGGTAATAATATGCAACAAGCAGCGGTACAAGCTGAGGTTCTTAAAAAGTTTCAAGAGGCAAATCCACCACCAGCACCTGAACCACAACCGGGTGTACCACCACAAGCTGGCCCACAGGGAGCACCTGCGGGTGTTCAGGTTCAGGATACCCAAGGTAGTGGGGGTGGTACTATAGGAACTGGTACAGCCCCTCAGCCGGGAGAACAGGGCTTCTCAGGTAATACTGGTGGAGCACCTGTACAGTGAGCCAGTTAAAACTAGTCGTAAATAATAAACCTCAGTGGGATGCAATGCTAGAAGAAATTTACTTTCGTATCTCATTTGCACACAAACAAATGGAACAGTATGATGATCCTGCAGAAATTTATAGGCTGCAAGGAGAAATACGTGCACTAAGATCTTTAACTAAACTTAGGGATAAAATAAATAATGACTAGTCTTGATGAACAAATGAAAAAAGGTATGGGTTACGGTGAACTAATTGTAGATAATATACTTGGTTTAGATAACGAGTACGAATCATTTGGTGAAAAACTAGGTAAAGCAATTAATAAAGATGAAGTAGGATTTCTTAAAAATGCTGCTGTTGGTATTTATGAAGGGGCTAAAGAATTTGTTACTAGTCCAATAGAAACAACTAAAGAAGTTATCACAGATATTAAAGACAGTGTACAAAGACTTGGTAGTGAAGATTTAGATACAAGACTACAAAGTATGTATGGTGTATCATACGACCAAGCCACAGACCAACAAGTAACTGCTGCAAGAGAAGCTGTTATTGGTGATGCTATGACTGCACTAGAGTTAATCCCTGCAGCTAAAGCAGCAACAGTTACTGCAAAAACAGCAAGCTCTGCTATACCTAGTGGAGTTAAAGCTGATATAGTAGGTCAAACCAAAGCAGTTTTTGGTGGTGACATGGAGTTTTTAAGAGGTACACCAACAGAACGTTCTGGTACTGTAGGTGTTGGTGCGGAAGTAGTTGGTCAAGATGATGTAAGTCTTAATGATATTAATGATTATATGGATTCAAAAGTAACACCTACTAAATCTAAAAAAGAAACAAACCCTTTAGTTAGAAGTGTAAATGCCAGTAATGTAGAGGTTCAAGCAGATTTAGCAGATTTTCGTAGTTCTATTTTAGGTTCTTTAGACAATCTTGCCATTGGTAAAGATGGTATGTCTGGTTTTCAAATCAAAAAGTTTTTAGAAAAAAGAGCACCGAAAATAAATAAAACAGAATTATATTGGTCAGGTCTTTTAGAAAACTTAGACGATAATAAAAAATATTCTAAACAACAATTAAAAACTCTTGCAGATAGAAATGTACCTAAAGTAGATATACAAGTCCTTGATGGAGATTATGTACGATATCGTAATGAGCAAAGAGTAAATTTAAACGTTAATAATAATGTTATGCAGCCTTTAGCTGGATACAGAGAAATAGTTATTGTAAATAAAAATACTAAAGGAACTGAATATAGTGCAGGTCATTATGACTATATGTTTGAACCTGATGGTAATGTCTTAGCTCATGTAAGAGGTAGCTTTGTAGAAAATAATGAACCAGACTTTCCAATAAAAGAAAAGTTTTTTCTTGTCGAAGAGTTACAAAGTGATGCTGTGCAACAACACACAGTAGCAGATAAAGCAACTACTAAAAAAATTAAAGAAGAAAAAACATCTAAACCAACTTTAGGTGATATAGGTCTTTACTATCAAACAGAAATTGGTTCAACTATTTATTCTAGTTTTGTACAGGGGCTTGATTTTACTGATAAGTTTGTAAAAGATATAGATAGGTATAATTATAATTTTAGATCTATAACAGATGGAGACACTGGAGCACAGGCAATAAACTTAGGTTTAACTAAAATCATAGATGATATGACAAAGTTAAAAAGTGATTTTGTAGATGGTAATCGTACTAAAGATTCAATTGCATCTTTACTAAGTCAAGAATATGGTTTAAAAGAAAATTCTATTAAAAGAAGGAGCATACAAGAATTAGATGAAGTTGATAATATTTTTGCAAATGTTTTAAGTGATTATGTTTTTGGAAAATCTGCAGCAAGAAAATACAATAAAGAAAATAATAACGAACTTAAAGAAAATTTAATAGAAACTTTTAAAGGTATAAATATTACTGCTGGTTTAGAAAAAGATTTAGTTCCAGCTAAATTATCTGATACAATTAGAATGTCTTTACTTGCTGTAATTAAAGAATCTAAAAGTGAGGGGGTAAATAAAATATATATTCCTACCCCTAAAGTTATATCTAACGCTCATAGTTTAAGTTTAGAAGCCGCTAAGAATACCTATAGTGATGGGGTTAGAAAAGTTTTAAGAACACTTAATAGTGAAACAAATGGTAAAATAAAATTTAAAAATAAAAATCCAGAAAACATATCTTATTCCGAAGATAAAAACTCTGTAGGAATAGAAATAGATATTACAGATTTTAATTTACCAGATAATCCACAGTTTAGATTTGATAGAGGTGGACTAGCCGTGAACCAAACAGAACAAATGATGGGTATGCCTACCTCTGGTGATCCAGCTATTATAGATCCTACTACTGGAAGACCTTATACTCCTGATGCTTCTATGCGACAACAAGCAGAAATAACTCGTCAAGCAGAAGTTAAAGAAAAATTTAATTTACTTCAAAATCAAAAACGTGCTGATGTAAGGGATAAAGCAAAAGTATCTACACTACTTGAAACACCAGAGACAGAAAACCTTGCAGAAGAAATTACTGAAGACTTAAATGAATTAAAAGACCCTTTAGGTTCAACTAGACCTAAAGCTAGACCAAAAGAGCTAGAGCAAAAAGTAGGAAAACTGTATCAGTCTGCAATTAAAAAGGCTATTGAACTAGATTACATTTCAAAAGAAGAAGATCTTGGCGAAGAGTTTGGTGGTTATCTTGGAACTAAATCTAATTTAAGAGAATTAGATCCTGAAAGTTTACCTACAATTACTAAGTTTATAACTCAAGCATTAGGTGCTTTTGACCCTAATCAAGATGTAACTAAAGCAGGGGTATATTGGTGTGCAGCTTTTGTAAATCATATCCTTACAGAAATGGGTGCAGATACTTTAGGTAAAGGTGACAGGTACAAAAGATTAAGAGCACAAGAGTATAAAAACTACGGACAAGAAGTAAGTTTTGATGAAATGCAAGAAGGTGACATTCTTTTATTTGGAGTGCCTGAACTTAATAAAGTAACTCATGTGGGTTTTTACACCGGAGAAAGAAACGGTGAATATGTAAATATGTTAGGTGGAAATCAAAGAAGTGAAAAAACTTTAGGTGAGTTAGTAAATATTGTACCAAGAAGTCTTAAAGATATTGTCGGTGTAAGAAGAGTTACTTACAATAAAGATGCTTCTAAAATTATAGAGGATCAAAAGGGTAGTAATTCTATCTTTAAATATTTTGATGCAGATACCTATAAGGCAAGTTTTATGCCTTCTAAAAATAGAACATACTCTCAAGGGGGCGAGGTTGGTAATATGAATAAACAAACAGAAATGGCATTTATGCAAGAAGGTGGATTAAAAGACGATGGGATGAAACAAGACCCAGTATCAGGTAATCCTATTCCTAATGGTTCTATGGCTAAAGAAGTACGAGATGATATTTCCGCACAGTTATCTGAGGGTGAATACGTTGTACCTGCTGATGTCGTAAGATACCTTGGCGTAAAACATTTTGAAGATTTACGTAATAAGGCAAAAGAAGGCTTGCAAAGCATGGAGGTTAATGGTAGAATCGGTGGTGAGCCTGTTCCTGTTGGTGGACCAAAAGCTGCCCCTATGATGCAGCAACAAATGCAACCCCCTATGCCTCAAGCTCCTACACCATACAGCCCAGCACCTACACCTCCTCAACCCCAACAGATGGCTATGGGTGGCGATCTTTCTCCAGAAGAAATGCAGGAGATTAATTCTATTATGATGGCACAGGGTGGTATGGTTCCAACAGATCCATATCAACAACAACAAACACAATATCAACAACCTATGGCAGCAGGTGCAGCTAATGGAACAGATATGTCTCCTTACAATAGTAATTTTAGTTTTTACAATCCACCCGGAATGTCAGCTAAAGAAGCTATAAGTACTCCCAATGTTTACAGTCCAAACTTTAGTTGGGAAACCCCTGCAGGTGGTACTGCTATTAGCACTACAGAATCTGAAGTTCCAGTAGAAAGTGAAGAGACTTGTAAAGCTAGAGGTTTAGTTTATAATCCTGACACTAAAATGTGTGAAGTACCTTTACCAACTGTTTCACCTACAAGAGATGATGATAGTATTGCTCCAGAAGATGAGGGTGAAGATAGCACAACTTGGATGGATAACTATACTTATACTGACTTTGAAACTTTAGCTCAAGAAACTTCTGCAGCTTTAGATGGACCTACAAGTGTAATAGGTGGTGTAGCTGAATTGTTACTTGGTGGTGGTGTTTTAGGTAAATTTGCAAAGGCATCTAATGCTGCTCAAGTAGCAGCTAATATTGCAGTACTTAAAGCTCAGGGGCAAGATGTATCTGCTTTAACAGGTAAATTTAACAGTTATATTAAGGATAATGATTTAACTCAATTTAAAAACTTTATCACCGGCAGAGAACTTGCAAAGCAAATTAATGCTACTCAAATTGATGTACCTTTAAGATTAAATGATACAGATGTTTTTAATAATAAAATATTTAAAAATAAAGATGAGTTTAATAAACAAATGGAAAAAGTTGCACCAAAAGGTATGACTTATCAACCCGGAAAAGATGATAACGATACAGGAGCTTATGTAAGACCCGGCTCTGCAGCACCTAGCGCTTCTCCTAGACCTAAACCTAAACCTTCTGGAGGTTCTTCTAGTAGTGATAGTGGAGGTGCACCAGCAGGTTCTCAACCTACTAATTATCAACCAACTGTACCTTCGGGTGGACCAGGAACATTTAATGTTTCTAGTAATAATAATTCAAATTATCAACCAACTGTACCTTCGGGTGGACCAGGAACATTTAATGTTTCTAGTAAACCTGCCGCTAAAAAATACACAGGCGGTGGCGGAGGTAAAGCTACAGGTGGATTAGTATCAAGACCCAAAAAGAAAAAATAATAAGGCTACTCGGCTACGGCTGACCCCAACATAAGGAGAATAATATGCCTGAACTATCAGAAGTGGAAACACCAAAAACTGCAGGATTCGTTGATCGTGGATACAATAACGCAAAGCGTAAACAACGGATGGAAGAAGAAGCTAAGGAGATTAAAAGACTTGAGGCTGAAGCAAGGGGAGAAACCCCAGTAGATGCAGAAGAAGAAGAAGTTGAAGAGGTTACTCAAGAAGAAGAGGCCGATACAGAAGTTAAAGAAGAAACGTTATCTGCAGAAGAAAAGTCTTTTAAAAAACGCTACGGTGACCTAAGACGTCATATGCAACAAAAGGAAAAAGAGTGGGATGAAAAGTTAGAAAGCCTACAATCTGCTAAAGGTAGTCTTACACCCCCTAAGTCTGATGAGGATATTGAAGAGTGGGCTAAACAGTACCCTGATGTAGCTGGAATAGTAGAAACTATTGCTACTAAAAAAGCACAGGAAATGTTTAGTAAAGCTGATACTCGATTAAAAGAACTTAGTGAAGCTCAGTCAGAAGCTCATAGAATAAAGTCTGAAAATAAAATTCGAGAATCTCATTCAGACTTTGATAAGTTACGTGAGTCAGATGAGTTTCATGATTGGGCAGATGAACAACCTAAGTGGGTTAAAGATGCACTATATGAAAATGCAGATGATCCAGACTCAGTAGTACGTGTTATTGATCTTTATAAAATAGACAAAGGTCTTACCCTTAAAGATAAAAAAGCAAATAAAAAAGCAGCAGCATCACCTGTGACTAAACGTAGTAAAACACAAGTAGATGTAACTGATGCTAATGAAATGATTCGTGAGTCAGAAGTAGCTAAAATGTCTAATAAAGAATTTGAAGAACGTGCAGACGAAATTAACAAAGCAATGCGTAATGGTAAATTCGTCTATGACGTATCTGGTAATGCCAGATAAGCTATTGACAAATAAAAAATCAATAGTATAACTAGGGAGTATGAAACAAAAGCCTCTTATGACTACCTTTTGTTTCTACTCAATTTCCAATAAAGTCTAAACTAGGAAGAACTACCTGTTCAAGTATAGGCCCGTATATCTAACGGTTGGCCGACTGTTAGCCTTACGCACCCTAGAAAAGTAACAGCCTCTTATTGGTATTAGCTTTTAAGTAAGCCAACTATCAGGAGGATTTATTATGGCTTTTACATCAGCAGGAGGACACGGTAACTTACCTAACGGTAACTTTAGTTCCGTAATCTACTCCAAAAAAGTACAGCTTGCTTTCCGCAAGAGTACTGTATGTGGTGACATCACCAACTCTGATTATTTTGGGGAAATTTCTGCCCAAGGTGATACAGTTAAAATCATTAAAGAACCTGAGATTTCCGTAAGCAGCTATGCTCGTGGTACTACTATCTCAGCACAAGATCTTGACGATGAGGATTTCTCATTGGTTGTAGACAAAGCTAACTATTTTGCCTTCAAAATTGATGACATTGAAGAAGCTCATAGTCACGTTAATTTTATGGATCTTGCAACCAACCGTGCAGCTTATCGTTTGGCTGACCAGCATGACCAAGAAGTTCTTGGTTACTTGTCTGGCTACAAGCAATCAGCTTTGCACACAGATGCAGATACTGTTAATGACCAAGTAAATGGTGTTAGAGCAGTAGCAACTGCAGGTACAGATGAGCTATTGACTTCTATGAAGTTAATCAAAAGCTCTTTCGGCAACATCACAACAAGTTCTGCTGGGGATCACTCGATTCCAATTGCAGCACGTTTGCCTGGTGCAACTGCACTACCAACAGCAACAGCTTCACCAGCAATGGTTGTAGCTCGTATGGCTCGTTTGCTTGACCAACAACAAGTTGATAAGCAAGGTCGCTGGCTGGTTGTAGATCCAGTATTCATGGAAATCATGGCTGACGAAGATTCACGTCTTCTGAATGCAGATTACGGTGAGTCTGGTGCACTTCGTAACGGTTTGGTTCTCAACAACCTACACGGTTTCCGTGTGTACTCATCCTCTAACCTACCTTCAGTAGGTACAGGTTCAGGTACAACAGGTTCTGCAAACCAAAACACTAACTATGGTGTTATCGTAGCTGGTCATGACTCTGCAGTAGCCACTGCCGAGCAGATCAACAAAACTGAAACATATCGTGACACTGACAGCTTTGCTGACATTGTTCGTGGTATGCATCTATACGGTAGGAAGATTCTTCGTCCAGAAGCAATCGTAACTGCCAAATATAACGCAGCGTAAGGGAGGATTGAATTATGGCATTAGGTGATAACACACTCCAAGCGGCACGAGGTAATCAAAATCCGGGTCGTAATCCGTATATGGTTCAAACTACCTTAAATTGGGCTACAGCTTTGTCTGACAAAGGTTCTGCACTTGCAGCATCCGATGTTGTTCCTGTAATTGCTGTACCTAAAGGTACTATGGTCATGAACGCAGGTATTGAAGTTACTACTGCATCCGATGGCTCTACTTTTACAGTAGACTTGGGTATGGTAGATGCTGACGTATTTGTTGATGGCTTTGATGCAACATCTGCAGCAGCAGTAGTAGCACAAAATCCAGCAGCATATCAACCTGTAATGGCTGTTGCTAATGACAACATTGATGTAACAATTGCTACCCTTTCAGGTGGTGCTGTTACTTCAGGTAAGTTTCGTGTATGGGCTATCCTAATGGATTGCACAGACATGGGCAACGAAGGTACTGCGGATGAAGTAGATCGTGATCTGCTTGCATAAGTAACT